GAATACTATAAGATGGATTTACTAAATTTGAAATAAGTATTCTTTCAGGTATTTTAGAAGGTACTACTTTTCGAAACACAATACTACATTCTTTAAAGGCTACATTATTGCATTTTATTTTTAGATTATTGAAGGCAATGAATTTAGCCATAATAATTTATCCTTCTCTAAAAAGAAAATTCATCAGAATCTTCAGTAATTGCTTCTTTAGGTTCATCTACAATCTCAACATCGATTGGCTTATCATTTTTAACTGTAACTGGAATTTCATCATTAGAACCATCATAAGCTTCCTTTTCGGCAGCAGTAGAAAGTTCTTTCATAACTTCTTTATTAGGAAGCGCACCCATAGAAAGATGCTTCGCTTGAGCCTCCATTAAAGTTCCGATTGTAGTTCCAGCACCTTCTGCAATCTCATTATAACTAAAAGGAATCTCAAGTTCTACGGTAGGAACATTTGTATTCTTACCACCTACACTTACTTGAACCATTACAACATGTAATCTTACTTTAAGACCAAAGAGAGTTTTACGAATTGCATAGATGTTTTGCAATGCATCGTTGATTTTGCCTATAGTCATAATGGAATGGGTGGTAAATTTAATCACACCTCCAGACATAGGGGCTTCAGGGATGATAAACGATAAAATAGCAGTTGGCTTGCAAGTATTTATAATTCCTTTACTTCCCTTAGTTAATCTAAATTCACAGGCTTTATAATTACATACTACCTCTTTTTTATTACCCTCAGAGTCTGTTCTTGTCGCAATTTCACCATTACCCTTACAATTACAAGTAGTTCCTGGAAAGTTCATATAGTCGCTGTACAGGCATTCGTCTGGATGGTGATCGATTAAAACTACATCGACGAATTTAGGCTCAGAAGTTTTATACTTTTCCTTAAAGTATTCTCCGAGTTTCTTGTGTTTTGGAGCAGTTTTAGTTTTGGGATCATATGGATGGGTAGCAATAAAGTGATCTAATTTGATTGGGTAATTTTTCTCCGCATGTCTTTCACCTATGGCCAAACGAGCTTGGATGGTATGTTGATATATGTTGAGAGTCAATCTATTCTCCTTCTATGATTAGTTGATTTATATAATTTTCTAGATTATCATTTTGTATATATTGTCTCATTTCTCCAATAACCACCTTAATGAAGTCTGTCTAGGTTTCTGTTTATTTTGTATTGCATCTTGTAGAATATTTTCTGATGGAGCTATAATAAGAATTTTATTTTTAGCTCTTGTAATAGCTGTATAAATTAAATTTCTATTTAAAATACTACTCTCATTCACAAATAGAACAACTTTATTATATTCGGAGCCTTGTGACTTATGGACCGTAATACAATAAGATAATTCTAATTGCCATAATAGAGAATGTGGATATTCTATAATTTTATCTTTATATTCAACTCTAATTCTAGTTAAATCATTATTTATTATTACTCCACATTCTCCATTAGATACATTTAAATCTTTATTATTCTTAATATGAATTACATGATCTCCAACGCGAAATCCATCAATCTTACTAGGATTTAAAATATTCTGAGCTATCTTATTAATGATAGTAGAACCTTTATCCTTAAGTACGGAAAGGAACTGGGCATCTCTCCATTCTGAATGTTGGCAAATTTTTGATGCTACTCTTTCTAAATCCCATTGTTTAGGAAAATAAGGTATTACCTGATTATCATTTCCATAAACTAATGTGTTACCATTATGAATAGCGTGAGCACTCTTAATGATACTTCCAGGGGATTGTCTCATGATGAACTGAAGATGATACACCAATCCAACCCTGGAGTCCAGAATATCTTTGAGCACCTGACCGCATGATATACTTGGAAGCTGATCTGGATCTCCTACTAATAATAAACAACAACCTTCTCCAATACCATTAGAAATCCATCCCGCAACTTCAGCATCAAGCATCGACATTTCATCAATAATTACAATCTTATTTTCAATAATATTAACATAACCATTAGGATTAAAGAAAAAACTATGTAGAGTAGATGCAGGTATTCCACATAGTTCAGACATTCGAGAAGCTGCTTTACCAGTAGGGGCTAATAAAATTACATTATCAGAACCAAAACTTTCAACTACAGCTCTAACCGTCGTAGTTTTACCTGTTCCTGGCAAACCAGTTAGAATTACAAGTTTATTATATTCAAGTGCATCTACAACATTCTTCTGGTCATCATTTAATTCATCATATAAAAACGAATAATCTTTTCTAAATCCTGTAAAATAACCATTTTGTTTTGCCAAATTCTTTAACAACTCTGCAAAACTTCTCTCAGAATTATAATATTTCGAAAGAAAGTAATTGCCTTTATCGCTTACAAAAAGCAGTCCCTCATTTTGTAATGAATTGATTGCTTTTTGTTTTACATAGTCTGTGAAGTTGCAGCTTTTAATAAATGAATTTATTTGCCATTCTTTTCCATAAGTATGTCCCTGACTAGCAATACGATCGAGAGCAGCTTGTAAATAAGTTTTACCTTTTTCTACTTCATCATCTATATGAAATTTTTCTGCAAGTTGTTCACATAGCTTTAAACTAAATCCATTTTCAATATTATAGAGACACCATGGATTCATTTTAACTAATATTAACATTCTTTCTAATTGAAGTTCGTCATAATTATCTAAAACATATAGTGGAATTCCTAATTCTCGAAGTTGTAATTGATAATTAAATAACTTAGTCTTTAATGCTGCAATCATTAGTCTTTCTTAGTTCTATTTGATCCTTGATTAGATTGTAGAGGATTTTCCAAGATTCTTTATCTAGATCAGCGTTTGATATAAGTTTTTCACATTTTTTACAACCTTCTATATTGATAGCAAGTCTTCCTATTTCTTTCCAATCATACATTTTACTAAAGTCCTAAATCCTTATACTTCTTAGCTGCTTCCATAACTCTCATAGGATAAGCAAGATTAGGAACTCCAACTCGCTTATCCTTTTTACCGTAAAGTTCATCCGTGTTCTCCTTTCCCCAGAAGTAAGAATGTAAAGTCATAGTCCAATCATCAATCTTTTCCATACCCGCTTCTATATGTCCAGCATGAAGATCTGTAAGAATAGAAATACCAATAATCGAATTCACAATAGGATCATATAGAATATTGGGATTATATTCAATACGTTCATTTCGTAAATAAGGACGAGCATATTGAGGGAGAATTTGCATTAATCCCTTAGCATTACAACTAGAAGTAATAGAAGTGGTCCATTGACTTTCCACTTCAATCAATCCACAAATCATAGATAATTGAATATTCCTAAGATAACATAAATCATAAATAGTATCTCGCAGTTTTACTTTCTGCTCTACAGGAATATTCATATTAGAATCAATAACTTTCAATAATACATTCTTGCGATTACTTTCAGTATAATTAGCAAGAACCAATTGATTATTCTTATCGATCCTTTCCATTTTATTATATAGTTTCAGGCCGCCAAATACCGCTGTCCCAGCAATGGCCAGTACGATTATCGTATTAGAAATATATGGAATAAGATGATTACCAATATTAATTATTTTCTGATCAGTCATTCACTATCCTCCTTAACCTTAATAAATGACTGCCCTTCAGAAAGTAAAGGGCAGTCACTAAAACGGTTATCATAAATAATTACGGATCCGCCGGGAGAGCGCATCCAAACTTTTCCTTCTTTTTTGAATACTACGTATTCAAAACTACCTGTCTTCTCCATTACAACTCTCCAATTTAAATTTGTTCATATTAAAAATATTTAAGTTAGGAATTTTTAATTGACCAAGATCACCAACATAAGAACCGAAATACTGTATTACATTACTTTCGGCTGCATAGAAAGTAATATACTTCTCCAATTCATTCTTATCAATAATCTCCATGCGATCTAATGTGAATAGATTGCAATTTGTAAACATATCTTTAAGAATAGCGGTGCAGATTCGGAGCTTCATACTGTCTGCTAATCTACGAATCGGCAAACCCTGAAAGAATAGGCCATCCTTAGATAATGATATTCCCTTTAATCCTATTGTCAACCTTCCAGGGATTACCTCTTTCAATAACTTATTCAGTTTCTCAAGAGAAAGATTTAATTCCTCTTGACGCTTTCTAGCTTCATCAACTCCTGTGATAGTTCCAATATCTTTAGCTAACCTAGCCTTATATAATTCATCTTTCATCTGAACTAACTTGGCTTCAGTTTCAGTAATATCAATTGGATCTGCTTCGAAAATCTCAAGTTCCTTCAAAATACTTTCAGCTCTATCAAGTTCAAGTTGTTTTCGCTTTAAGTCTTTGGCAGTTTCAATATCTTGCTTAAGCTTTTCAGATTTAGTTTTTAATTCAGTAACATTAGTAAATTTAATTTTACCATTATCAGTTAAAGTCTTTTCGGACTTTTCAAGCTTTTGTTTATAAGGTTTCATATCTGTAGTGCATTTAATCAATCCACTGATGGGACAATTAATTTCGCCACTACTGAGTTTACTTAAAGTTGCCTTGATATTAGAAACTTCACTCCTATCCTTAGCCAGTTCTACCTCTAACGTAGAAACTTGTTTATTAATCTCTTCTAATTCTTTAATAGAATTATCAAGATTTTCTAATACACTCTTACCATCTTCTAATTCTTTCTTAATAATTTTTACGTTTTCTTCAGTCTTAGTTTTAATATCAATATTTTTCTTACCAATATCAATTCGAATGTTTGTATCTTTAGCTTTTCGTAAATCTGCCTCGGTATTATTAACGAGATCTTCCATAAACTTTAATTCTTCTTCGGTTACTTGTTTAATAATTTGAGCCCCAGCAGTTTTAGCATCAAAATCTTTTACAATAGCATTAACACCAGTACGTTCTTTATATAATCCATCGTAATGTTTTTGGATTGCATTAACTGGATTTTCCGCTAAATCCACTTTTTCCAATCCATATAATTTAATTTCTTCGCTAGTTAACTTCACTCGTTTACTAATAGTAGAAGAGATAAATTCGTTCAAATCTTTAGGTTTCATATTAATCATATCTGTTGGGCTAAATAGAAATGGATTATAAGTTTTATTTAAAACATCTTGAGGTTTATTAAGCGGCTTCTCATCGGGTCCATACAAATAAAGCTTACTGGATCCACCACGAGTTAAACGGCGCTCGATTCGTGACTGGTTATTTGATACCAAAATAACCTCACAGGTAGCGGTTCCATTTCTCACAAGAAACTCATCATTTCCACCAATCACAGCCCACTGAATGGCCTGTAGAATACTGCTCTTGCCCTGATGAGATTTACCCTGAAACATGTTAAATTTCTTACAATCAAACTGAATATTTTCAATTGGTCCGAAGTTATTAATAATGACTGACTTAATCATTTTTTATCCTATCATATGTATCCATTAGTTTCTCATAGTCTATAGCTATAGCGGTAATTGGTTTATTCCAATCAATTTTATTTTTATCGTTTGGAATTGGATAATGTTTAAGTTTACCATCTGAGGTAGTTTCAATAATTCCACTTTCTTTTAAATCTTCTGTAAATTTTCCAATAATAATAGGAAGACTATTATCAATCTGCATATTCATACATTTAATAACTGAATTAGCAGAAACAATTAAAAGTTTACGTCCACCGGGACCATTTTGAGTTGGTGGGTAAGTAATATCCTTAATTGGATAGTTTGGAAAATTACGTTTAGGATCTTGCCATCTTTCATTATTATAAACTCTAATTCCAATAGTTTCGCTATTAATAATCTGACACAACATGTCAATAACTTTATAAGTTGAAGATTGTTTTTCAATACGCACAATTTGATTTTTAATCTGAGTCTTCCAATATTTTACGAATTTCTCAAAAGTTTCATCAATTTCAATACTAGTAGCAACTCCCTCGGTTTTCATAAATTCACAAATTTGTTCGAATGAACTTACTAATCTAGAAACCATATCTGATGGTCGTTCAGCATTATTTTTATTATCTTTAAGAATTTCTACAAATACATTTTTCCATTTTCTTAAAGATGTTGAATAAGGAACAATTCCACGTTTCTGAGCCCAAGCAATTAACCGTGGAGTAATACCTCTCATCAGATCTAGATTAATAATGCTATCATTATAAAAATTAATCATTTTACGATAATGAACTTCTCGTTCTGCCGATATTTCTTTTGTGCATCTACGAATACGTAAAGTAAGCATTCGAGCGGCAATGGATTCTGGAACATTTTCATTTTCTGATTCTGAAGTAATAATGGCAGAACAAGTTAACTTATTTCCACCCTTAATCTTCGTAGCAGAAGAATCCATTCTAGTTCTAGTAGTTCCACCATAAAGTTTATGAATGAATTTATCAAATTCATCACTTGCCATTTCTTCAAGTTTTAAATCATCAATACAATGAGTCATATTTCCAATTTTCATTAATTGATGTTCGAGAGATAATGAAGTTCCATTCCATCCAAGTAAATCATTGCCAGCTTTAAATTTACCGAGTAAAGACATAGCCATAATAGCTGCGGTAGTTTTATATGCTCCACTCTGGCCAGCAAGATAAATTGGAAATCCATGATCGTTTTCAACAATACCAATACCTTGTAATTCTCTGGTACAGGAATCGAAAACTAAACTAATTAAACTATCAATAACATTAGAATCATGAACATGACGTAAATCATACCAAAAAATATCTAATGCTCTCTTGTAATCTTCCTCATTTAAAACTTCTAATTCAAATGGAAGATTATTAACCACAGCATCTCTACCGAACAAATTAACATCAAAATTTTCATTTTGTTTAATTATTCCATTAATAATAGATACTTTAGGAAATAAACAAAATAATTCAGTTTTAAAATAAGTCATACAAAAATCTTGAAATGGTCTACCTAAACATGGAAATACATAAGATTTATTACCTACAGGAATACTACTCATTAAACTTGTAATTTTATCAAACTTACCATTTCTAAGATCGTTGTTGTAATAAACCAAATCTGTTAAACTAGCCTTAGTAGCTAGAAAAGCTTTCATTTTCTTAAGATCAACAATATCATCTGATATTATTTCACCAGATCCTGCACTTTTACCATTAATAACAATTTCTACGGTATAGTACTTTTCAGACGTATTATCATTATAATTGTAATAAGTTATTTCATCATTAATTCTCATATAAAAATTAGTAGCTTTGTAATTTACTTTTGACCCATCATCATTAATTTTAGTTTCTATAATATGCCCTAAAGCATCAATTGAGAAATTCTCAATCATAACCTCTCTTTGATGAGAGGTAATATTATTTTCAATATCTTCACTGATTGCGAACTCTCTCTTAACTAATTCTTTAAAAACTTCTCTTTGTGAATATTGTAGAATTTCAGAAATGAATAATACATATTTAACCTGAACCTCTCGTCTATTATCTTCATTTTTAATACTAGCACAAAACTTTTTAATAGCTTCAATCGCATATCTTGAGAGACTAATTTGTTCAATCGAAGATATAGTTTCCAATTGATAATCATTATATTTAAGATAATCTTCCAAATCAAATTTAGCTTTTACGTATGAGAGTTTACCCCAATCCGTAATTAATAAATCATCTGAATTCATTTCCCTAGCTACTCTAGCGCAGGTTCTTACGATCGGATGATTTTTAGGAGCTACGTCTTCATCTACCTCAGAAATATCATAATCAGGTAGATATAAAACCTTATTGATCTGATCCTTAAAGATAGTTGCAGAACCACCTTTAGATCCCATTGCAAAAATAATATTTAATGAGTCATTAAATTTCTTTTCGAAATCAGGATCGTTACATTTTTTTAAATGTCTATATACTGCTATAGCATAAGCTACGAGATTCATTTCTCCTTCAACTAGTATGTTTCTACGAGTTTGTGGACGAAATTTAAATCTCTGACCATTATAAAAACAAACGTGACCTACAGGAATCCATTCAGCAAAATCCTTTACATCTAATTGACGAAAACGTAAACCACATAATGCTCCGTCAACATTATATAAAGGATATACTAAACCATTATCCTCTAGATCTTTTCTATATATATTAAGTTCTTTATTATCATTTCCTTTTCTTAAAATTCCCTGACCTTTAAGAATATTAAATACTACATCATACTTTGGAACAATACCTAATTTCATAGGTTTAATAAAATCTGCTTCAAATGGAATATTTCTATTTTCAAAAAATTTTACAATTCCAATAGGACGCCTAGATGGATTATTAATTAAAAAATCCATATTATTTTCACAGGCTTCCCAGACTTCTTTAATTTTAGAACCAAGATTAAAAGGTGTATGTCCAAGTTTCTCAATACCTTTTTTCTTAATATTTTCTGGCCATTGTACTTGAGCAAGATCACATGCCATTTGCAAGGCATGAGCAAAATTAATAGCTCCACCACATTTCTGTAATATATCAAGGACATTATAAGACTTTCCAGCCTTTTCAGATCCTTCGTTTTTATCGGTGAAATCGGTGAGAAGATTTTTATCAGGAACATAACATAAACTTGGACTATTATCTTCGCGCCAAGAGATTTTAGCTCTCGGCCTTGACTCCACTCTTACAAATTCTTCTCCAGTTAATTTTGTGTAAAGTTGATCAATCGGAATTTTTGATTTTACACTTTCCACAAATTTATTAAATTCAGAAGTTACCTTATCTTCTTCGTCTGACACTAGGACTCCAATTAAAGTGATTTTGCTTTTTCTAGATAATAATCTTTTAGGAATTTATCAAGTTTCTTACGTGATTTTACTGCTGCCCATATTTTACTTTCAATAGTGTTTGATGTGACTAATTTATACTCAGTAACTTCTCTTGTTAAACCACGTCTATAGTTTCTATCATGCGACTGTGCATAAAACTCATAATTTTCAGTACATGAATAGTAGAATGATGCATTAGATTTTAACCACGTATGGCCGAACATGGCTGCTTGTGGCATGGCTACCATAATTCTACAACTTTTATCATTTAGCCATCTATCTAGTAATTCATTGCGTTTAGTATCATTTAAACCACCATAAATATAAGAAGCTATATCCTTATACTTATTATAGATTGTTTCGATTTCCCACCTAAAGGTTGCCCATACTATAATGTTATTGTCATCAGATTCAGCTAAGAACTTAGTAATAAAGTTATCTAATGCTTCTAGCTTAGCATTCCATGGTAAAGATACTCGATGTATCTTACCATTTTTATCTTCTACTACCGTGAACCCATTCATAATCTGCATTAAACGAATTCTGACCGCAACTTCATGTTGAATTCTTAATTTACCATCTATTATTTCTCCATCATCTCCAAAACCTTGTACGGCACTTATATAATCTTTCTCTATCTTTTTATAAAGCTTCATATGATCTTCATGAAGATCTACGTTTATAGTAACGAAGCTCCTAAGAGGGAGGTCGTAAACGTCTGAGCGTTTAATAAAGTAAGAAACAAGATCTATGCGCTTACGAATTTCTTGTTCTGCGTTATATCTTGGGAAATATTTCATAACTGGACCAATTGATCTTTGAGCACCATATCTAGATTCAAATTGACTATATGAATCTCCTAGAACTGATCCTAAAGCCTTCATTTGTCCCCAGATTTGGAAAATTGAATTTGGAGCAACAGTTCCTGATGCTAGAGATATATATTTTGCATATTTACTTATTTTTATAAATGCACGAGTTCTATAAGATGAATGTCCTTTTAATGAAGAAGATTCATCATAGTAAATTGCATCAAATTTTTGCATTTCGAAAAAATTATCTTTGATATAACTATGTTCTCCAGTTTTAGTTTTTTCAAAACACCAATTTTGCAGTTTATCATAATTAATGAATGATATTTGACCATCGCAAAATAAATTGTCAGGATCTCGTAGATTGAATGGTTTAAAATCGGAAAATTGACGCAAATCTTTAAACCATACATTATCATTTAATAACGATAAAGGTGCAAATACTATTGGTTTACGAATTAAACCATCATGTAATAATTTACCTAAAATGAATATACCTATTGGAGTTTTACCAGTACCTTGCTCAGCAAAACATCCAACCTTCTTTGCTTTTAATGCCCAAAGCACCATACGTTTCTGGTGCATATCAGCTTCGATTTTAGGAAATAAATAAGGGAAGCTTTGTTCCTCCCACATATCATTAATATCATCTATAGGTAAATTTTTAATACTTGCTGCATCTTTGTACAATTTAATTTCATTACGTAGATTTTCGATAATTGGTAAAACTCTGTCATCATAAATAATAGTGTGTCCAAGTTTTGTCTTATTAGTCGTAAATAAATCCGATAAATTCCATGGGGACATGTTCATATAATAGGAACAGAATTTAGATTTAGTTTCCCATCCAAATAATGAAACGTCCGCATCGGTTTCTATTAAAAATTGATCTGGACGTTTTTCATCCATGGATATATTTATTTTAGACATTCAATCCATTTCTCCCGTAAGCCTTCCCAACTAAATGGAATTGCTTTATTCCAATCTACAAATTCCTCTAAATCATAATACATTAAATATCTTATCTGTTTTTCTAAATAAAGTAACCCAATACACATAGCTCCACTTTTAGCTCGCTCCTCTAAGGTATCTAGCTGTAATTCCTTAAATGGATAAAGGTTCCGATAGCTAAAAGTATTAATTAATTTAGCTTCAGCATATACGGGCATTGATTTATATATCGCAAAGATATCCGGCTCACCCTTCATATCGGGTTTTATTACTTTTTCTATAAACAGTAATTTTCCATACTTATCTTTTTGTTCTTTTATAAATATTTGTGATCCATTAGATTCGCTCATATACACAGTTAAAAAATAAAGGGTGCGTGATTGCACCCTTTATTGTAGCACGATTCTAGTTCTCAGGAAACAGCTACTTCCTGAAGCTCTCGGTTATTCGGTCGTTCTTCAACTTCCTTACCGAGTTTCTTATCGAACCACTTCTTTTCAATGGGAGCAACATCCGTAGCCTGCTTCCCATAATAAAGCTTGTCGGGACGATATACCGAAGTTCGATCAAGACCGGCACAGAAAGCGTTGAACAGAATTCCATTCAACAGTTCCTTTGCGCTTTCGGAATTCTCCATTTCTGAAGATTCCACAAATTGGGCGATATTGGTCTTTTGATTATACAGAAATCCAATTTCGAACATTTGGACTTCCATATTGATCGCATCGACCCGCTTCACCCTGATCGTTCCACCACTCATTGTAGTAGTATTGCGAACAATCTTTAATTCAAAAATTACTTCCTTGTCATTAATGTCACTGGAGCTATACTTATCGATACGTTCCTTAAGAGGTACGATGGTAAGCTGACCGCCAATGGACTTATTCGGGGTAATGACGGTTCGCAGCGTTACCGGTTCCCCATTGGGGCCAGCAATGATAACTGCTTCTCCGTGCTTCGAAGTTCCGAAGCCCCGTTCAGTAAGAAAAATGTTTTTAGAAGCCATTACAACTTCCTTTCCAAACTACTCTCAAACGAGAGATATTATGGTGAATAGCGATATGCATTCACTCCATATATATTATAACAAAAAAGTGGCTTGTTTTGCGCGGTTATTTAAATAATCTTCAATCCATGGTTCAATTATATTTTTAACTATTTGATCATATTCTTCTTGAATATCTTTTGGAACATAACGCATTGATGTTAAGAGCTGTAATTCTTTTTGAACTTCTTTATTCAGTTCACATCTACCATTTCCATTATGGGCATCTTTCCTATGGCATTCTTCACATAATGTAATTAAATTATTAATATCATAAACCGAATAAAAATCTTCTTTTTTATCAAATTTAAAATCAGAGTTTAATTTTATTGGAACTATATGATGCATGTTAAAATACATATTTTTATTACCATAACATAAATTACATGTATAATTATCTAATTTAAAAATTAATTGTTTAATAGGATTACATATACCCATTCTCAAAGAGTTATTTAAATCGGTTAATCTTATTCCTCCATTTTCTAAACGAATTCTTTCATCTCTTGCTTTTTTAGCGGCAATCATATTGTTATATTGAGAACATTTACATGATTTAGTTTTACTATTAATTACATCTCGTGGTTTTGTTTGAAATATTTGATTACATTTTGGACATAATACATTCCAATAATCCATACCAGAATCTTTTTCTGGAATAACCGGATCAATTATTTTAAGATTATTTTCAGATATATAATTTCTATAATTTATTTTTTTAGTTCCTATACTAAGACCATTATTATTTTCAATTTGTTTATTCATTCTTATAGTTGATGCTTCTCGTCTATAACATCCACAAGAAACAGTTTTTCCTCGTTTAACTTCAGAAGGTTGAGTGATAAAAATTTTTCCACAAAAACATTTAAGATACCACATATCGTGGCCTCCAAGTTTTGTTTCATCATAAGGTTTTATTACTTCACAATTATGATATACTTGACCCTGCCAATCGTTGGGATGTCTAGACATTTTTCACTCTCCATAAAAAATGGTATCATAAGGAATGACACGTGTCAATTAAAATTTCAAATTCAGACTTCATACAAAAAGTTATGAGACTTGATGGAAGGTTATGGAGATTTGTAGATAGACCATATATTTTTCCAATTATAAATAATCAAGCCAAAAGAACTCTTCTGCTTGCAGCTAGACAGACTGAAAAATCTACTACAATGAGTGGAAATCAAATTGCTAATGCATGTTTAAATCCATATACTAGTTCATTGTATGTTGCACCTACATTCAAGCAAAGTGGGGTCTACTCACGTAAGAAAATAGATGAAATATTTGAAACATCTCAACTTTTAAATAAAACTTTTTATCCGGGAGTCAAAGGTTTTAGAATAGAAGAAAAGCGTTTAAAAAACCTATCCACTTTATATTTTCGATCTGCATTTCACGATGCAGATAGCATTCGGGGATTGACGATCGATTATCAGTATCATGATGAGATACAAGACCAGTTAGAAAATGTGGCACCGATAATCGAAGCTTGTTCTCAGAAACGTAAAAATGCCAAATATATGTATGCTGGAACTCCTAAAACTCTAGATAATAATATACAAAAAAAATGGGAAAAATCTTCACAGAATGAATGGCATGTAAAATGTATGCATTGTGGATATTATAATAAATTAGGAATAGAAGTTGTATTATTAGACAAGCCAGGTTTATGGTGTAGAAAATGTAAAAAAGAAATTCATACCAGATATGGATGTTGGGTATCTGCACAACAGTCTGAAATTCAAGGGTTTAGGTTACCTTATATTATTCTTCCAACTGAAGATATTGATTGGAGGGATTTGTATTTTAAAATGCGCAATTTTGACACAGGCGCATTAATGAATGAAACTTTTGGCGAATCCTACGACAACGGCCAAAAACCCCTATCCAGAGATCAGTTAATATCATCTTGCAGTCTAGATAGACCCATGTGGAACATAATGCCAACCAGTATTTCAGGTGTAGAATTATATGCTGGAATAGATTGGGGTGGTGGTAATACTGGATTTACAATTTTAACAATTGGATATTTTGATACCATTGCTAATAAATTTAAAATTATCTTTGCCAAAAGATATATTGGTAGAGAAGCAGAACCTGAGAACTTAGTATTTTCTATTACTAAAACTTTAATGGATTTTCATGTTTCATTTGTTGGAGCAGACTTTGGATTTGGTTTTGATTTAAATTCGAGAATGCGTGGATTATTACCTAAGCATGTTGTATATGTAACCTATAGACATAGTATTATTAAAAAAGCTTTAGCATGGGATGACCAAGGTAATACTTATGTGACTAATAGAACTGAAGTTATGACAGATTTATTTAATGCTATTAAAAGTAAAAAAGTAGAACCTTATCAATGGTCAGAATTCGAAGATATTGGAAAAGATTATTGTAATATTAATTCTGAATATTCTGATAGATTAAGACAGATGAGATATATTCATAGTCAACCCGATGATGCGTTTCATAGTCTTTTATATGCACGACTCACCTGGATGAAACGTACTGATCAGATAATTAGTACGCGATTGGATCCAGGTGACTCTGATGTTAGTGTGAATATGAACGAAAATGATTGACACTAGACGAATTTGTTGAGACAATAAAAGTATCTTGAATTGGACCCTCCTATGGATTTAGAACTTACAGCAAATAAAATAGCTTCGAAATATCTCAAGTCAAACGTAGATATGAATGAATCTATAGCTAAGTATGCTGCTGAAAATAAGTTAAATATTGAGCAAACTAAAAGATTAGTAGAAGAGTCCAATAAAACTTGTTATTTACAGAAATTTGCATCTACTGGTGATCAGATTTTTGATGTAGCACAATTTAATATAGTTAAAGAAAAAATCGGTTTATTAGATAAAGTAGAAAAAACTGCTGCTATTAAATTTACGGAATATAGTGATTTAGAAAAAGTAGCAGAAGAAAATCAGGTTGATACTCTTGAATATCAACTTGCTATTGATAAATGTAGAAAAGAAATTGGAGAAGAATTAACTAAAGTAGCTTCTTATTATAGACGTTTAGTTTATGAAAATCCTTCTTTAGAAAAGTTAGCTTATAGTGAAGTTCCCGCATTAAAGAAAGATATGGATAAAATTGCTCATAAAGAAAAAGTAATTGACTATTTAGTTGAAAAACGTGCGGGAATCATTTCTGGTTTAGCTGGTGGAGCATTAAAAGGTTCTGCTAAAGTAGTTGGTAAGGTTGGTGGTTATGTTGCCGAAGCTCCAATTAAAAGAGGCTTAATGCCGGCTAGTTATATTGGATCATTTAAGGAGGGGATGAAAAAAGTGCCTGATAGTACTGGTAAATTTATTATGAATAAAGCCGCTGAAGTTACTAAAGAAGCTGGCGTATTTGATAAGGTTATACAAGCATTAGGTGAAAATTTAGTTCCAGCTTTAGCGTTAGGTTCTGTTGGAGTAGGTATTGCTGCTGCTAGAGGCGCTGGTGGTATCGTTTCAAGAATGATGCAGGAACGACAGTTAAATGATTCATTTAATACAATTGCTAAAGCTAATGCTGATATTCGTAATATTCCTAATGCTAGAGATTATTTTGATGTAATTGCGCGGCATAGTCCTTCTTTAGCTTTAGATCCAATGGTTGCCCCATCATTAATTCGTCAATTCGATACATTTAATGGAGTTGATGTTAATACAGTTGGTAAACTTCGTGAAATTCAGGATCGTGGCAGTAGAAATGATAGTCCTTCTATTTTAGACATGGCTGGTAGTTTCACTAAGGGATTTGATGCATTTAAAAAGAAAGATGTTAAACCCGTTGTAGTAAATACTTATTATAATGGCAAACCTGAATAGTAACCAAACTCACACATAGGAGACATTTAAATGTCGAAGCTTTTAATTGATAAACTCACTGAAGAAGTAGAAAAGACAGCTTCTGAAGTTGAAAAGACTGCCGAGGAACAGGCCCTTGAAAAGGTAGCTGGTGAAATTGGCGTTCTGGATGATTCGCGTTCTCTGATTGCTATTGGCGAGGAAATGTATAAGATCGCTGAAGAGTTAGAGAATGATAATCTGAAAGCTCTTGCTGCTGATACTTATCAGCTTGGCGAAAGAATGGGAGCTTGCCTTACCAAGACTGCTTCTGAAGATGGTTCAGCTTTAGAAGAAGCTCTTGACATTGCTGAAGATATGAATAAGATCGCTTCAGTTTATGCTGAGATTGCTGATGAGGTTAAGGAAGACGAAACTCTTAATAAGATGGCTGAAACTCTTATTAATATTTCCAATGAACTTACTGAAGAGGCCAATGAGGTTCATACTCAGTTAGATAAGATGGCTGAGGAAGAAGTAGAGAAGGATGCTAGTGCTAAAGATAAGGCTAAGGAATATGCTGAGAAAGCCAAAGAAGCTGGTAAGAAAGCCGGTGATTATGCTGGTCAGAAAGCTAGTGCTTTAAAGGCTTTAATTAAAGCTCATCCTAAAGCCGCAATGGGTGCTGGCGGTGCCGCTGCCGCTTTAGCTGCTCTTGGTTATGGAGCTAAGAAACTTCACGATAAGTAATAATTACGGAAATGCCTAGTCTATTTGATAGGCATTTCAGCAATTATTATCTAGAGGATCACATGAGTTTAATTAAATTAGCTATGCGAACTGGTAAAGCTATTAGAGGTTTATTTAGTGCCGTAGAAGCTGATGTTAAAAATTCTAGAAATGCAACTAAAAAAGCTATTCAGGGCGCTTATGAAGGTGCCAAGAATGGTGATTTAGGTGCTGCTTATTTAAAACAACGTAAAATGAATAGTGATTTAGGTAAGAAGATTCGTAAATTAAGAGATCAGATTAAAGGTCATGAATCTGAAATTAAATCTCATAAATTAAAAGAAAAGATTATCGGTGGAGTTGGATTAGGAACTACCATTGGCGCTGGAAGTCTAGCTTTTCGTCATAAAAAGAATGTGGAGAAATTATAATGTCTATCGTAAAACTTGCTTTTAATCTTTCAGGGATTAAAGATGCAGTAGTTAATGCTGCTAAAGGTACTGCTATTAAATCTGAGGCTCATCGCCTTGAGAATAGTACCTTAACTTCATTACGCAGACTTCCTACTGCTGCTGATAAACTTAAACATTTTGCTACTACTAAATCTGGCTTAAAATCTTTAGCTCCTAGTGCTGCTCTTTATGGAGGGGCTGCTTTAGGTGTTGGCGCTGCGGCAAAAGCTTTAACTGGCAAAAAGAATGATTAAAGAAATTGCATTAAAATATGATGATTTAGGATTATTTAAACTTGCATCTATTCTTGAAAAAGATGGTGCGGTTAATCCTATGCAGATGGCCATTAGTAAGACTATGAATCCTGAACAGGGATTACATTATAATCTTGCTACCGATGCTGCCGCTGCTGCTAAAAAAGATCCTTCTAAATTAGGATTAATGAGACAGCGTTTACAGGGATTAAAAAAGACTGGACCGTTAAGATTAGATGATGCTGTTAAATCTGGCATTGTTAATTCCTTAAAGAAACCTACTCCTATAGCAGAAGTTATTCCATTTGCTAATAAACTTAAATCTATGGCTTTAAAAGTGAAATAATATGAGTTTAATTAAATTAGCATTTAAAGACTCAAAAGAATTAGATAGTGAATATATAGATAATAGATGGCTTGGAAGACGGGCAAGAGGTAAGTTATTAACTTATCCATTAGCTGCATTTGGAATGTTACCTGCTCCATTACTTGGACATTACTTAGATCATAGACGTAAAGAGAAAGATTTTATGAATCATCCTGAAAAATTTAAAAAGAAATAATAATGTATAAATTAATAGAATCATCAAATATTCCAGAAGATCAACAAATATCTATCTCATTAGAAGATAGATATGAAAATGATTTTATTAAAACTGCTTCTAAAAGAGATTTACCAAAAGAAGTTGATGAGGCTATTAAAAATTTAAAACGTAAAAAAGATCATAGCTATATGTTAGTAACTGCTATGGGTGATGGTGAAACATGGTCTGATAATAAAAATCATGATTATTTTCCATATGATTCATTGTTAGGATTACAAAATACTCCTGTTTGGAATGAAGTCTCACCTAAAGATGAAAGATTAAATAATAGAATAAAAGCTAAGTTACGTTATCAAACATTTAGTGACGCTGGCTGGTTTCATCATCATCATAACAAACCAGAGCGTGGAGATCAAATTTATGGTGAGGTTCCAAATGCTATTTGGAATCCAAAAATGCATACAGTACTTCTTATTATTGGAGTAGATAATAAAAAAGATCCTGAAACTGCTGAAATGATTAAAAGAAATCAATTAGTTGCAGTTTCTATGGGAGCTAAACTTCCATGGGATCGTTGTTCTATTTGTCATCAACATAATACTTCTATTATGAAATATTGTCCTCATCTTAAATTTCAAATGGGTAAAATTTTAGATGATGGTCGTAAAATTTATGCTGAAAATTTATTTCCTAGATTTTTTGATATTAGTAAAGTAAATCGACCTGCATTTTTAGCCGGTATGCAATTAGAAAAAGTTGCTAGTACAGATTTTGAATTTAGTTTAGATCTTGCTGATTATTATGATATTGGACAATTTGATAAAGAGGCAGAAGAAATAGAAAAACATTCTACCATTTACAAAGAAATGCCAACTCATATTGAAGGTGCAATAGCTAAAGTATGTAATACTGAAAGAGATCTTCCACATAAATTAATGGAAGAATTAGCTAAACTTAAACCTTCTGAAGCTTGGGGTGCTTTAACTCATGCCGGTATTATTGCTAAGCCAAATGAGTTTGCTTATATTTTATTAAAGAATTCTAATCGTGATGATTTAGCTCAAGAATTTTATCATACTAAAGCAGTAATTAAAAATCCTGACGTAAAAGGATTAGATGAAGAATTGCATTCTTTAGCTGATATTGATATTACACATAAAGCCGTTAAATTATCTAATGAAATTCCTACTCATATATTAGATGAAAGATCTATTGGATGTGTTGGAGATAGAATTTACAATACTGAAAAAGGTTTACGTAAAGAAGCCGAAATAACTAGAACTATAGGTCTTGGATCTATTCTTTCTGCATTATATTTATTATATCGTAATAACGCTGAAAGTAAATTTAGCGCTTATGGTTTATTAGGTTCTGGTATTTCTCAAATGATTAGAGACAATAAAGAGTCTGATAAATATATTAGTAATAATCCATTTACTAATGAAGAGTTAAATAAACAAGCTGCCGCAGTTCCTGGTTTCTGGAATTCAGGCAAAGGATTATTAACTAAAGGAGCTATTGGTTTTGCAGCTCCATATATTGCTAGTGCCCACTACCAAAATAAAATGCAACAAGGATATCCTGTTGGAGTTTTAGGTAGAACTATTGCTAACAACCCTGGTAAAATGGGAATTGTTGGTGCCGCAATGGGAATGGCTGGTGCAAAGAATAGTTATAAAGCTATTAAGAATGTATCTAATGATTTAACAACTGGCGTAAGCAAAATTTTTAAGGATAAAAAATAATGGATCTCAAAGAATTTATAGAAAAAACAGAGCCAGAGGTCTTGCAAAAACTCGCGTCTGAAGCTCAAGATGAAATGGTTAATAAAGTAATAGATGCTATCTTTCCTTTGTTAGAAAAGACCGCAAATTATACAGCACAGCTTGTCTTAGAAAAGATTGCCGAAGAATTATCTGAAAAGAAAGAACCTAAAGAAGAAAAGGAAGAGGTTGAAAATACCGATAATCCTAATGAGGAAAGTGCAGAACAAGCTGCTGTAGAAGATGAAAATGTTAAAATAGATAGTACTCCTGCTACTGGTAATAAAACTAATGAAACTATGGACCCAACTAATACTCCAGGTGGTATGCGGGCTCAGGATATTAAAAATGCGGTAAGTGAAGCTTGCGAGGCTGGTCAATCTAATAAAATTATTCCATTTGTTAAAGCTGTAGGTGAACAATATCCTGATGCTATTCAGGAATTAATTAAAATGGTTAAAGTAGAATTACAAGCTGCTTTTTTAAATAAATCTATTGATGAGGAAACTGCTACTGCTCTTTCCGATGAATTAAATGCGATGGTGGGAGCTTAAATGAGTGATAGTTTTATTGATAAACTTTTAGCAGAAGCCGAATCTGAGATTGGTTCGGATTTAGAAAAGTCAGCTAATGATGAAAATGGTGCGCCCGATGCTCCATCTAATCAGGAACAGGGTGGTGGTGATATTTTAACTACTGCTCAAGCCTTTTTACAGAAAGTAGAACAGTTTAAAGCTGCTTTATCTCAGGGTGGGACTCCAGCAGAAGGTGATCCTAATGCGCAGCCTAATCAGGAAGATCAACCTGCCGAAGCTGCCGCTGCTCAAGCTGTAGGAGCTACTACTTCTGGTAATAGCACAGTAATGATTCAAAGACCTGATGGAACGCAAATTAAATTAGCCTCTTTAGCTTCGTTAGTTTCGGCTAGAGGATCTAAACTTTTTAAAGAGGTAAATTAAAATGGACCCAGTTCAGCAAGGTCAATCAGATCCGCTTCAGGATGCTTTACAGCTTTTAGATGAATCTGCTGCTATTATTCAAGAATTAACTGCTCAGATTCAGTCTAAGGGAAAAGACGAAGATATGTCCAAGAAAGCGGAGGAAGTGGCCGTTAAATTAGGCGTGTCTTTTAATCAGGCTTCTGATATGATTAAGACTGCGAGCGAATCAGGTGAAAGTATCGATGCCATGGTAAAAATGGCCTCTATTATGAGACAGAATAGATCTTTTGGTTCCGTATATACAGAAGAAAAAGTAATTCCAATTTCAGGCTCTAAAGCAATTGATTCATTCATGGAAAAGCAAGCTGCGTTAATGGGTGAATTAGGACTTGACGAAAATTAACCATTATATCAAGGAGATATAAAATATGTTTAACATTCTCAGTGGCCTTCAGGAAGGTTCTCACTCAGTAATGATCACTAGCCGTTCTGGCCCCGCCGGACTGGTTAAAGGTACGGTTGTTCAGTTAACTGGTACTTCTAATACTATTGCTAAATCTGATAATAGCACCGTAGGTCTTGGATCTTCAATTGGTTTCATCTTTGAAGATCTGTTAAGTCAGACTTCCGGTTCTTATACCGTAGTTTATGGTGTCATGGAAGCTGAAACTGATCAGGTTTCTGGATCACCTGCCATTGGTTCTTATCTTAAGCCTGGCACTGGTGCTACTGCCGGTTTACTTATTGCAGCTAGTCTTCCTGGCGATGCTAATTTGGTTAAAGGTCAGGTAGCTGATAGTTACAGCATTGCTAATGATGCTCAGGGTATTAGCACTTCGGTTTATCGTATCGTAACCTTTTAAGATAAATTAAAAATTAAATAGGAGATTTTAATTATGAGTAATATGATGGCTTCCCAGCTTTGGGATGTATTTACCGGAAAATCAGCTTCCGGTATGGAGAAGGTAGCCGCTCTTACTGAGGATTTTATTCGTGATCGCCTTCGTGAGACTAGCGTATTAAATCGCGCTATTCCTCCTGTAGTACTTACCGAAGCACAGATTGAACGTAATACTACTAATGACTGGCCTCTGAAGCGCGTTGAGATTGAGCCCGATTCTAAGGCTTTCACTCTTGGCTTCCGTGGTAAGGGTTCTGCTAACTTTATGGAAGGCAGAAAGTATGAAGTTTACTTTACCAAGATTGAAACTCAGCACTTTAAGAAGACCCGTGAAGAATTAATGACAATGCGTTATCCTCTTATGGATGTTGTGAATAACAACTTCGTACTGGATATGCAGGAACAGCTTGATGCTCTCTTTAAGATTAGACTTGATGCTTCCGTAGCCGCTTCCGGTAATACCTCTGCTGCTACTGCTGGTGCCGTAAAAGATAACTTTAAGAATGCAGTTATTACAGCGGTTCGTCAGGTGCTTGGTAAACGGCGTAGAGTTGCTCGCCTTATTATGACAGAATCAACTTGGCTGGACCTGGCTAAGCTCGAACCTGATAAGATTGGTTATGAGAATGTTGGACGTATTGCGCTGAATGGCGTTGCTGCGGAAAAGACATTCTTAGGTTATGAAGTTATCACTTCGATTAACTCCACTACCGCTAATAGCGTATGGCCTGATGATAGTATCTATGCCATTGCAATGCCTGAATTTTTAGGTTCTAACTTTATCCTGGGTGATGTTCAACAGGAAATGAAGCGTGAAGCTAATATTCTCGAATGGTATTCATGGGCTGATCAGGGTGCTGAAATTGGTAACGTTGCCTCAGTTGCTAAGGTTACTGGTATTGCCTCTCTCACTTAAATAGGAGTTACATATGTCGTATGTCAAAGCTTTGTTTGGTCATATTACTGGAGAAGGTCTTTCGTTAAAAGAGGGGCAGATTGGATTTATTGAAGATAGTAAAAAGCATATCTTAAATGATCTAGTTAAACGCGGTCTCGTTATTGTTAAAGATTCTCATGAAGAGGCTGAAGCTTTTAAGTTTATTTCTCGTCAGGAATTATTTAATAAAAGTTACAAATCTTTAAATCCTCCTGAAGGCGAAAATGCTCCTGTTAGTTTAATTGATTGGGAAAATACTCAACCTACTATTATTAATGGAATCCCATCTAATTATATTGTTGAAGAGCCTAAGAAAGAAGTTAAAAAAGTAGTAACTCCTCCTTCTTCAGATGATAAAAAGTAAATTGTTATAATATGAAACAACTAAAAACCGCTTCTAGCGGTTTTTGTTGTTTTATGATATAATCAGATAGAGGTAACTCACATGATTAATCCACCCCAGACCTTTCCAAATGGTCAAATGACTCCACAAATTTTAATTAATCTTATTCGCATGTTTCTTCGAGATAAACCTAAATTAAATGCTTTAATTAAAAAAGAAGAAACAGATGATGATGAAATTAAATTAGCTATTAATATGGCTATTAGTGATTGGAATAGCACTCCACCACTTTTAACTCACGTTGGATTAACTAATTTTCCAGTTATGGATTGGTTAATTGTGGCAAGTGCTATGTTTATTTTGCAGTCTGCTGGTGTATTACAATATAGAAATGAATTGCAATTTAATGATAGTGGTATTACTACTAGTCCATGGACGAAGGGTCCAGCTTATATGGGCGTAGCTGGTATGTGGGCTCAATTAGTAGAAAAGAAAAAATATGAATTTAAACTTGCAATTAATTATGGTCGTACATTTGGTATTGTTAAAAGTGCTGAATATATGCTTTGGGATTACTCAGGACTTTATACTGGTCCAGACTATTTAACCGCTACAGGAACCTCCTCTATGTCTGCCGTCCCTGGTGGTATTCTAGGCCCGAATGGTCCCAGCGGTAGACCCCAGACCCCCCAGAAAACCGACCCATTTGTATTTGTAATGAGCAATTGGACCCTCGATCCGGTGAATAATCGTTACGTGATAAATTTCTATCACAATTTAAATTCAGATGTAGATGTTAGAATTACAGATCCAGTTACCGGAACTGATTTACGAAATAAAGTTAATATTGTTTTTCAGAATAAGAATGTATTATTTATTTGGGTTCCGATAGTACCTGATACTCGAATGGAAGGCCAGATGATTGCATTTAAACTTTAATTAATAGTTAAAAAATAAAGCCCCGGTTAAGGGGCTTTTTATTATTTAGTTTCTAAAAGAACTGAATCTAAATCTGGCCATATCTTATCTGGGCGTTTACTCAATTCAATTAATATATCATGGGATATTTTAGGTCTTTTAAAAATAACTAATTCTTTTCTATTAATCCAATAAATTCTACCAAAAATTAATACTAAAGAAGAAAACCAGATTATTATAATTATATACCACATATTATATTACTTCCATTTATATTATAACAAAATTATTCTAATAATTGCAGATAATAAAAAAGACCTCAATAAGAGGTCTTTTATATTTAAGATATAATCTATAATTAAGATGAAGAAGTTCCCGTACCCTTTACCGGAACTAAACGATCGAATGCAAAACTAATACCTTCAACCATAATCAACTGTCCAGCAGATTGATTAAAGTTATGAGAATTGATTTTAACTCCTTCTGCATAAATTCCACCTACTGCATGATTAGCTATGTCTTGCATATAAATACAGATTCCGAAGGGTGTGCGAAGCCTAATGTCCCACATTGACATCCACAAATTCGTATTTGAATCTGCCTGCATTACCTTATCAGGATTGCTAGTAATATTACTCCATGCATTAGCAACGTACGTCTGTGCAGTTCCTGAGTCAGTCATCATACCAGTAATACCAATTGATGTTAAGTTTCCATTATCATCATAGATATTACCATAACAAGAACGAGCTAATGATGGTCCGTTATATACAAGACGTGACATTGAGCCACCACCAACTGGAGTGCCATTTAAAATATGCACTCTCATTGATCCAATCTCAGGTAATCGTTGCTGTGGAATCTGTTGACTAATTGCAATATTTGGAGTTAAACCAATTCTAACTACATCAAAAGCGGCAGTAGCCTTAGCTGGTCCAAAAGCAATAAGTGTAGATTCAGCAGCAATAAACAATCCAGGGGTGGCCATATTTTCATCTAACTGGACGAAGTTCTCTTTCCAACTCCAAGTTGAAGTGCCATCCCCAGATCCTAAAACATCAGCAATAGAAAGAGTCATATCTAATCCTTTTTAATTAACGTAAAGCAGAATATTTACAAAGTTTGCAGGATATCCAATTTCGACAGTTACGGAAATTTCAATAGTACCTACAGTAAGATCGGTATTAGCACCATCTAAATTAGCGCGAAGAGTTGGCGTAGCATAACTAATAATCAAAGCACCACAATAAGCAGATTTATTAGACTGAGCACTATACATATATAAATCAAGTACTGAAGCTATCTGGGTAAGTAAGTCCTGATTAATATTATACTTACCGATATAAGGTTTGGTAGATGAGTATAAGTCTAACGAAAGTTTATCTACTGCTTTAGTAATACTGAATTCTTGTTCCTGAATAGAAACCGTACTAGTTGTTTTCTGATGACGACTATAGATATTGCCACCTGGAGTATCTTGTACTAAAACGAAAACTCCATTTTCGCTAAGTTTATTTAACTGAGTAGGTGTAAAATAAGTATTTGAATAAAGTAATTTATAAGGTCCACCAAAACCTAAATTGGTAAATGATTGCTGTGCGGGGTAAGTTGCCATAGCAGCAGCGGTACAAGCAGCAAGAGCAGATCCGTTCACGGTTTCAGTTAAAGCTGAATCCCAATATGCTTCTGGAGGCCAAATATAAAGAACGCGTTTTGAAGCATAAGAAGAAGCTGTAGCTGCAATAGAAGTTACTTGTTCATCTTTGGTAAGATAATGTATAACTTGATAAGTGAAAGTATCACCAGTTCCTAATGCTAAATTATACTGGGCAGACTGTGAAGAATCTGTAATTCCAACTCCATTTACATATGGAATGGCCTTTAAAGAAGTCTCACTTGTAACTTCGCTTACTAAAATAGAATCGTAAGCAAAAACTGCTACATTTGGTGTAGCTCCTACTGATAATAATTTACCACTAACTAATGGATTTCCTGAATTAGTAGTAGTGTAGGCAGTATTAGTTACACTTATCGTAGCTACGGTATCGCCAATCTTAACACCAGCAGTGAGAAATCCTGTTCCAGTTATAACTAATGGTTGTAATGCAGTCATTTATGTATCTCCTAATTTAGCTATGAGTATAAGTTTCTGAAACCAATATAGAAGATACTGGTAAAGTTGCATTAAGTAAGGTCGCTCTAAAATAACTAGAAGCTGGTTCTGACATTGTAGTAACATGAGCGGCATAGGCTTCTGCTACATTTGTACTATTACTTAAAGGAACTAGTAAATAGATATCCTGTCTAGTAGATAAGTCACTTAATGCCGTTATGTAAGAAGTGTCAGTTTCGTCAGTTAAGATATAAGCTAAAGTTTCTGATCCACCATTAGCGGTAGGAGCAACGGTTCCTAAATAGAAACCCAATGGATTACTAATCGTTACATCCATATCTACTTTTAAATCATCAAGATTAGTTACATCGTAAAAACCAGTAAGATCTTTTCTAAGGGCTATATAAGAAATATAAGGTGTTCCAGCTATAATATTATAAGTACCATATTCAAGAGAAGTAAAAGTAAATGAAGATGAGGCATAAGAAGCTCCTCCAATTATAGCAGTTACATTTCCAACACTTCTTTGAATTGTAAAGGCGTCAGCTATTGCAGCGGGATATGAAATAATTTCATTAATAGTAGCCACATCGCCATTGATTGATTTAATTGTATAACTACCATGAGTAAGAGTATTAAATATGATGGAATCACCAGCTACGGCATTTAAGAACGAACCTGTCGTTCCCTGAATAATATTTCCACTAGCAACTAAGGCCGATCCAGTAACGGCACTTGTTCCGATCTGCACATATGCATTATTAATAGTAATTGCAATACTGGAAGTTTTAATAATAGCAGATAAAGCTAACCCTGGATAAACTATAGTTGCACTAGTTATTGGAAAAGTTAAATTAATAGGTGAGTTAGTTACTACCTGATTAATTGATCCAACGAAACAAGGTAACATAGAACTATTAGCCAGATTCTGACTAGAACGAAGTAAAATCTGAGTAACAGAAACGCCGGGTAATGTATAAGTCATATTAAAATCCTATTCAATATTTAAAGCAGTTGAGCCATTAAGTTTAAGTTGAATGTTAGTTAATTTATCTTTACTCAGCAATCTAGCAATGTAAGATCTTTCCATTTGAATCTGTAATATAGTAGAAGCTGTAAAAGATGTGTTACCCTTCTCAAATATTTGCGGTGCAGTATTTGTTACAGTTCCCTGCACTTGAAGTCCCAAATCTCTATAAGATCTAAGATCTAAAGAAATAAAAGAAGTTACCATTGCACTTAAAGCTTCTGCTTCCAAATCACTCTCTGATATACATTCTACCACAATTGGGAAAGAAACATAATCCTTATATGCAGTTTTTTCATTAGTTCTACTTACCGAAAAAACTCTACCTTGACCCAAAGTACCATTTGCTCCATTTATTAAATTTCCTCTATATATTAATGCTGCTGGTCTTTTATTTCTATATTTTTCTTCCCATTGAAATTTAGTTCCAATCCATAAAGATTGATATGACTCTTCTTTATTGGTATCGTCACTATATAATATATAACCTAAATCTTTATTTATAGAAAACATCTCTTGTAAATAAAGAATAGTAGCAGTTACACCATAATAACCCGGATTAAAATTCTTACTATATAAAAATTGTTTATAATCCACAGGAGATTCTCCAGTCTCTTCTAAAGATATTAAATTCATCTAATGTATAAGCTGTAATATCTATAGGAAGTAATTGAGCTGGATTATCTGCTCTTAATTGTGTCATGTTTAATATTTGACGTACCGTATTACTACTGATAGATGTAGGAACTATTCTATCAATTTTATATCGCTGAGAAGGTTTCTTTAAAAATGCCAAAATATCATCAGCAGCAATTAATACTTCGTTAGATGTCCATGCCGATAAAGCTACAGCTTCAGATACTCCATAATCGGTTTTATCTATTTGAATTGGTTGCTGATCGGTATTTATATATATTTTTACTGGAGCAAAATAACCTCCAACAAACGTTGTACCGAAACAAACAGGACATTTTGGAAGAATTGATTTTTTCTGAACTTTATCATAGCATAAAGTACAACGATCACCAAATTTTCTTCTAGCAAAATGTAAACATTCTTGACCAAATCTTTTTAAATATAATATTTCTTGTTCAGAAATGTAATCGCTAATAAAATTATCAGCTTCATTAAATAAACAAAGATTATCAGAATAAAATACAGCATCTGAATCTATATCTACCGCTTTTACTCTATAAAAAATTCTTTGATCTATCATACCTCTTTGCGTTACTGTGTCTACAAATCCAAAAGCATAAATTGGATCTGTATATAAATCAGTCCATGGACCTAATTCGCCTTCCGAAATCTGAACTATATATCCAAAATGAGATACGGTTTCCTTACTCTCTGGTTCTATATTCCAATAAAGAGTTGTTGCTGCATATGTTAAATTTTTGCATTCAAGATATATGAGCATCTAATTCTCTTACTAAAAGATCATTCAACTGCTTTCCAACTTTAGCAGTATGTTGCTTAATAAAATCCATATCACCCATTAAAGCTGGATAATACTTAGTAAACATTAAATCTAAACTATTAAGTTTATTAGCTGAATCTAGTTCACCAATAAAACTTGCATTAAGTGATTCGAATTTACCAATACGATCTCTGATAAATTCTGTAGCAAAATCAAAAAATCTAGGATTACGAAACGCGGGAGGAAGATGTTTTAAATGAATAACCAAAGCATTATCCAATGGTCTGATTACTGATTCAAATAAAAAACAAGTCATTTGATCTGAAAATAATTCTGGCATACTATTTGAATCAATTGGATTTTCTGTAAACTTCTTCATTAATTCTTGGTCACGTTCTGTAATTTTATTCTGACCAGCTTTTAATCTTAGATCTGACAATGACGACATTTCATTCTCCTATTTCTTTACATTCTTATCGTTAGGCATATATTGATTTAATAAAGAACCATCTAATACATTCTTATCATTTATTTTATAATAAATGACTATACGATAAAACATTGGATTTTCTTTATCTTTAGTTGTAAATTCTCCAATATAACATAACTTAATTTCTTTAGCCCAATCCTTATTTATTAAATCATCATATTCGTCTAAGTGAATTCTAGAAATAATCTCACCAAAAAAACTAAATTTCTTTTTTAATTTCTTTTCTTCTAAATCAGTAATATCGCTATACTGAAAAATAATAAAAGGATTGCCAAACATATCTAATCTAATATCATTATCAACTATATGATATTTATGATTATTATTAGCAATCTTATCTAAAAGTAATACATATTCACCTAATTCATCAGTATTAGTTAATTCAAAATATTCGGAATGAGATTTTACGACTGGCGTTTTTTCCATGGACCCAAATCCCTTACGTTAGTATTCATTAACTTCTGCCAATTATCGAATCTGGCTATACGACGCGCTCTGGCTTCAGGAGTTGACATTAAGCGATCTGCTAATATATGTTTTCCAATTAATTTATTATAAAAAGGTTTATTAGCAGCCTCTAATTGAGATCTCCAATAATTATCTTTAAAATATTCTTTATGAATTTTAGGCATCATAGATAATTTACCATGTGTAAAATTCATCATTTTCTTAACAGATCCACCTAATGCGCCACCAATTAATCCACCTTTAGCCATACCTTTTAATTTTTCATGCTCATTATCTCCCTGAGTATATCCAATAGCGGCACCACTAATAGTTCCTAAATGAGCGGTTGGAACTTTCTTAGCTACACTTAAAAATTTATGAGCATCATTACCTAAATTAATCATTCCCTCAATATTTTTAATTTTAAATTGACCATCATCTGAAATGGAATGTTTTAATATACTTTTAGCAATTCTATTAGTTCCCGTGGGAACATTATGAATATCTTCTAATGCATTAATTCCCATACGTCCAAACTGTCCAAGTAATGCACCATCTATAAAAGCGCCTCTTAAAGTAGTTGAGTCTTGAACTAATCCTTTTCTTATATTAGCTTCAGCTTGTGCTACTCCAGCTAAAGCTGATCTTTGTATAATATTTTTTCTAATAGGACCATTAGTTCTAGACATCATAAATTTTAATGGATTCCCAGATCTAGCTGCTCTCATACTATAAAAACTAGGGAATAAACTACCCGGATTAAATGCTAATTTTATTAAACTCATACCTTCGCCTTTTCGGGAGTAGATTTTGGACCTTTAACTTCAGGTAATGGATCTGCTGAAACCCCATTTAATTCTGCCATAACTTTCATATAAACTTCTGGATCTTTAGCTTGCAAATTTCTTAATTCTTTTTGTCTATCAGCATAAGATAAATCTTTAAATTTATTCACAAATCCACGAGTAGTTGTAGCCATAAATCCATCACCTATATTAGATTGAGCAGATTGAGTTTCTTGACCTTGTAATAATTGTGTTCTTAAATTAACATCAACTTGACCTTCATTAGTAACTTGAGAAACTTCTTTATTAACTTCAGCAGCAGCCAATTGTCTAGCTGCTTGAATTCTCTCAAGGAAGGGTTTATCATCTTCCATTTGCTTAGCTTCATCGGCAATATTAATACCAACTTGAGCCAAAGCTGTACTTTCACTAATACGACCCTGCGCACCAAGATTTGAAAGCATTTGAATTTGCTGAATATCATCAGCCATTTTAAATGGTTTAAGTTTAACACTACTTGGAGCTTGCTTATTGGTCATACGTGCTAAATAACGTACTAAAAATCTAATAAATGTATTTTGTTTATTAATATAATATAAAAATAAATTCTCTAACATACGTAAAGAAATATTAGATCCGCTCCAAGTCATACCACCATAAATTAATTCTGGTGGAATTCCTAATTGAGTAAGAATTCTACGATCCTGTAATTCAATTTCTTCCCGTAAAGACATAGCTTTTCCTTGGCCACCCAAAGCCTGATAGCCAACAGGAAAAGGAACAACTCCAATTTCATTGGGATCATTTTGCTGTCTCTTTAATTGAGTAGCTACAATACCCATCCATGCAGCACCATCAATTTTACTTAACGGATCAGTGCCACTAGACGACGTTGGAAATATAAATCTATTAGGAAGAAAATGATCTGAAGCAATACATTCCTGAGCCTTACGTAAAATAAAACTCATAAATAAATCGTTCCATGCTGAGAAGAAAAATGGTTTTGATAATCCTTCCCATTCTGGTTCTGTAATGCCTTCATGCTGATAATGAAAAGTTAATTCAGCAGGTAATTCTATTACTGGATTAATTGGATTTTGTTTGCAAGCTAATATGAAAGTTTCTGGAACATTAGCTACTACAAATTTATCACCCTTCATAATTGGTTTAGAATATTTATCTTCGATACGATAATAAATTTTCTTTTTACCAGCAATACCTAAATCTCTTACTTTAATAAACTGAACAGGCCATCTCTGAATTCTAATATTTTTAATGAATTCATCGCCTTCTAACAATTCATCTTTAACCTTCATTACACCTTGAAATTTACAATTTTTATTAGAACATTTAGCTAGAAATTTATAATCCCTAAATTGCCATTCAAATTTACGATCTTCATCAGTAATACAATGTGCTTTATAAGTATTACAATCAGGACAAGCTAAATAACGTTTAAATGGAGGAACTATAGATACTATAGCATTTCCAAAAGTATAATAATCTTTTCCATTTTTAACTAATTCATCTTGAATACATAATTCATCATTAAGTAATTTAGACCAATAATTTTTATCTTCTCCAATATCATTATCTACTACCACGGGAGTAATAGGATATCGTGACATAGTATCGGTAATACGATCTAAAAGACCAGAAGATTCGTTTAAAACAATAGCCCATTTAAAAATTTCATTTAAAGTCTTTGGTCTTTGAAGATGTAATAAATTATAAAATCTTTGAGGATACTGCAAGCCGTTCATTGGATAACGACGACCAGTCTCCGGTGCTACTACTGATGTTGTAGATACATTAGTCATTTAAATATCTTTCAACAGCCTTATGTTTTAAATCTTGCATTTTTTGTTGATCTATATCTAATTTAACTTCGTTTGATATTTCATCTAATTCATCTTGTGCGAATTTTAAAATATCAGGAAGTTGGCACCAACCTTCTTCAAAAGCAATTTCTGCTATATACTTCTTTACTTCACGATGCCAGTTCTGTTCACCTAATAGTTTAACAGCTTTAGCTATGTGAAGTATAGTAGAAGGTTCGAGAATATCTATGTTGGGTTTAAATCCATTTAGTACATAAACTAATTTTTCAAAAGTAAATACATTACCTAATATTCCAGGGTTGGATTTAAGTGCTTGAAGTGCAAAAATCTTTTCAAGCTGATTTTCATATAACCGGCCATCATTAAGTAAGACGATTGTGTCATTCTCTAAGTTATTCATTTATCTTACGAATCACAATTACACGAATGTTAGGATTAATTTCACGTAAAGCATCCACTGGATTACTCTTTAATTTGTCCAAGACTTTATCTTCAAGAATATCTTTTAAAGAATTAAAGTCAAATTTATTTATTTTATGTAAAGGAAGTGATTCTTCTCCAATATTAACATTTTCATTAGCGTTAGTTTCAAATGGAGTCAATAAACCAGCGTAAGGATCTTCCAATTCGTTATCATAAAATTTATGTAAACCAGTTCTATGATCGAATATACCTAAAGCTTTAGCTACTAATTCTGGAATATGTGATTCTGATTCTTCCTGCATTTTAAGTAAGTGAGTCCGTTCTGGAGCATCGCTTTTAAAATATTTCATACGATCGGCAAATGCATGTCCATAATTTTTCTTAAAGTGATCGCCAGCATATCTATATACTGAATCATGCAAAGAAGACTGTTTACCTAACGAATGAGCATGATGTAAAATTTCTTTAGCCTTCTCCCTACGTTCCTCTATAGGATATCGTTTATGATTATCAATAAATTTGTTTAATTCAATAGATAAAGAATGTAAAGCATCTAAATCATCTTCCTCAGAAGCAGTTTTGGAAAATTCAACTTCTGGTAATTCAAAAGTTTTATAAGCATCACTAATTCGATCTCTAATTTCAGAAACTTCACGTTCGTCAAATTCATGTGCAAATTTTTCAAAATAAGCATTACTAAACCATGTATGTTCAGGAGTATGAATTGGAAAATATCTATTAACTCCATCAGAATATGCAAAACAGCCATCTGCTAATTTTTCTAAATTTTCAGAAACAATATTTTCTTCGGCTACTTTAATAAATTCTGGCATAGCCTCATTAATTGCTCCAACCCTATATCTTCCTAATTGGTCATGAATGTGATCAGTAAACATTTTAATTATCCTTTATAAAGAAACTATAGCTAAATCAAAACCATCATAAATTGGACTATTGTATTGATTGGTATTTGTAGTATCTAATTTAACACTAATAAGATCACCTGCATTAATACTCACTGGTGTACAAACTTGAATTCTAGGTTCTAATGTCATATTGGTATTATCAGTATCTATTGATATCTGTGTGGATTGTATAGTAATAGAATTAACTTGTAAACTTACCTTAATAGTTAAAAGTCCATTATAATGTTTAGATAAATTAATTCCTACACTACCAAAAGCTATACCCAAAAAACCTTTAACTGCTACAAAACCATTAGACGTAATAGTAATGTAATTACTAGAATTAGCACTTTTAGCTATAGTTCCATCTAAATATATAGTACTATTTGTTACTCTAGTATAAAACTTATCTGTAGCAGTAGCAATAGCATTTGTTACATAATTTACATTTACAATATTATCGCCATTAGAAACTATACCATCATATCTAACATCTGTATTAGCGCCAAATGCCCATGTTAAATAATTAAAAGTATATGAATATTCAG